CCATAAAGGAGGTGGATTTAATTAGTAATAGATAGTTAATTTACTGTGTAAGGCGTATGTACATTAATTTGATAAAAGTCTGGATTGTTAGGCGCCTCAATCACACTTGATGCCTGTAGCTCCAAGCCACCAACACTATAAAACTGCACATGCTCTGCAAGCTTTTCAGCAACAATAAGAACTGAATCTGTTCCTGTATTACGTGGAGCAAATAACTGAATGAACAAAATTCCAAACGTTCGGGTACATGGTTTATCAGCTAATCCGACAACACGCTTGTCGCCACCGCCAAAACTTACTTGGGCCCATATTTCATTGTGTGGTGCGGTAAAGTGTTTACCGCCTTCAAGTGGTTGGTTTTGGAATTGGAAGTGCTCTTTTTTAATACCTTTACTAGTAAAGGATTCAATCAACTTTCGAATTGCTCGCTTTGCTTCAATGTCTCTCATTTATACTTACTCGCAATATACTGAAAGGCCAGTGTATAAACCCCATTAGGGGCTTGTCGTGAAAAGCCACCTTCTGACTTTTTAATATATCCCTTGCCTTTCACCCAGCTACCATTTTTAACAGGATCAGGATAGCCACCGTATTCAATCACATCACCATAAGGCGTGTTGTTTTGGATGTATGCAGTGTCACCTAACTTGAATGAAGCAATGGTCCCTGCAGCTGCTTGCACTGGATCTCCATTGCCTTGCTTGGTTGAGTAGTCCTCAGCATTGATCGATACAATGTGTGAGAATCGATAAGAGCCTTTATCAACTGGTGAGCGCACGGCGACTTGTTGCAAAGCATCAGAAATAATGTTTTTACAATGCTGCTCAGCATCTTCGGTAATTGTGTCGATAAAATCAGTTGGATTAATGGACCATTTACTCATTCAGCCACCTTACGCAGTTGAACCTTCCAAATACTCCCAGTCGGATCAGCACCAATATCAACAATACGGAAAATACCTTTTTCAGTTTTCCATTCATCGTCAATTTGCGGTGTTTCAGTGACTTCATTTTGCAGCACAGTAGCCTTACAGTCTTCCGCTTGGTAATTATCAGGTTTAACTAAGTCTTTGGCATACGAACCAAATAACACACCACGACCTGTGTAAATTACAGTTTTAGATTCAGGATAGGTTTCTGTTTCAAAGTCCTTTTCACCTAAATTAATAACCTTTGTGCAAGTGAATAGATACACGGCGTCAGTAAGCTTTTTGTCAAATGCCTTGGCTAACTTGGATTGAACTTTATTTCGGATCATTGGCGTAACTCACTACAACCTTACCGCGCAACAAACGAGTATAAAATTCACCCTTTCGATTATTTTTACGCAAAGGCAGTGGTGTAAAGCAAAGCAGTCCTTTTTTCTCATTAGCCCAGATAACGTTACGAATAGGTATACCATTCACAGTTACGTTACGTTTTCCTTTACCATCAATTGCACTATGAAACATTAGACACCTCGCTTTCTTTGTACATTGCAAACAGATCCTGTGCTATTCGCTGAATCGAATACGCCTCAAACTCAGAACTCGGATTGGTTTCACCCATTAAAGTCTTAACACGTTGCCAAATATGAACAGCCTCATGTAACAAAAGGCCGTGCACTTGAATGAGTGAGTGATTTGACTCTCCAATCTGAACTATTGCCATTGTGGAATCGTTGTAGAAATCCACTTGTGCATCAGTACCAATTGACAAGAATTTGTCAACGTCATCCATATTCGCAAATAGAATATCCATGTGAGTCTGATTACGAGCCAATGTATATTCAAGATGCTCAAAAGGTGTTTCGTGCCACTCAGGCACATAATTGCTATTAATCATCCCCGATACACTCCAAATGCAAAACCTCTCGGCCTTAGGTCAAGTGATGCGATATAAGCTTTAGCGATCTGCTCATGCTTTGAAATAGCAACACTGCCAGCAGCAAAAGTTTCATCTACTTTCACACCATCAGCATCGACCATTTCTCGCGTAGTTTGACGTTCTACACCTGAGTAGATATCACCTGCCAAAATGCCTTTGATAATTTCACATGCAGCGTCTTTAAGGATTGGATCAACAGGATCAGGAATAAAACCGATTTCATTCTTCATCCAAACATTGGCTTGCTTAACTAGGGTTGCTTTATCACCATCTGGCGCAAAGTCTTTCCCCAATATTTCTTCTGCATCATTGATGGTGATAAAGCTCATGGGATTATTCCTGTAATTGTTCTGCAGCTTTAGCATCTTCAGCGGCTTTGGCGGCCTTTTGCTCTGCAGCAGTAAGCTTTTTAGCAGTAGTCTTTTCCAGCTCTGCAATTTTAGCTTTCAGTTCAGTGTTTTCAGACTGCACGGCGCTTAACAGACCTTCTGTTTCTGTCAGCTTAGCTTGAAGCCAATCTCTGGTATCTAAGGCGGTTTTTAGATCAGAGATGAGGTCCGTGTTTTCAGATTGAATCTTTTTACACTCGGCCTTTGCATCATTAATGGCCTGCTGTAACTCAGGAGCTAATTCGGCTGTTAATGTAACTGCGATTTTCTCACCCTTATAGCGATCAGGCACTTCACCGCCATACTCATCTGCCTGTTCGGTAAACGAATCCGACTTTGCTAAGCTAGCATTACGGAGAATCCAACCATTACTTTCAAGTTTTTTAATATTCTCTGGTGAGAAGTCATTTGTAAAATACAGCTTCTTAATTTTGTTTGACATTTTGATCATCCAAAAGAAAGCCCCTTTCGGGGCTATGTGTTATTTAGACTTAACCAAGACACCAGCAGTATCTTTAATTGAGGTTGCTGTTTTAGACCAGTTGGTTGTTGTACCAATGGCTGCATCAGTTGGTGATTTACCACCTTTAGCCATATCCCATGCATAACCTTTAACACCAACGTTATAAGACCATTCAGCCTGATAGGTATATTTGATGTTTTCATTACCAACGGTCGGTACCACAACAGCGTTAAAGTCGTTGTTATCTTTAATAACAATGCCTTCCTGAACGAGCCCAAGAGAGTTGTAAGCAGTAACACCAGCATTTTCAGTAATCAATGCAGGTGAATCTGTAATAACAAACAAGCGACCAAATGGATCACGAATAACATTGATGCCGTCATAAAAGAAGAGACGCTCAGTGTTTGCTAAAGCATTGTCATAGAGGCTCGTCATTGTTGATGAATGAGCAATCCAAGAGCGCAAAGCACCTGAACGATCCCCCATGCGACCCGCACCTTTGTTAAATAGGCGGAAGCTTGCATCTGCTGTGCCATCACCCTCTACAGCATCAGCATTGCCACCAATGGCAGAAACACCACCTTGGATACCTGCATTAAGCATATCTGCGATCTTAGCTTTACCAAGCTGCTCACCGATCGTTAGCGCTGCAAGCTCAGGGTTTTGCATCACCCAGCGGTACTGCTGTTCTTCGTATTCAATTGGTGGCGTACCTGCTGCAACTTTTACAGCCACATCAAGTAGCTGTTCCAAGCGTTTTGCAGTAACAGTTCCAGTGCCATGAGCATCACGGCGACGCACAATGCCCTGAATAGCTTTGAATGAAGCTTTTAGGTCAAAGTCACCACCAGTGGGCTCATTCAATAGAATAATCGTACCTTGTGATGCTTCATTGAATTTATTTACATCCTGAGCGACTGTTTCAGTCATTGCGATGTAAGTTTGTTTATTGAAAACGTGTAAATCAAAAGGCATAGCCTTACTCCTAAAATATTATTGAGCGCCTGCTTGTTTTAAGTAGGCAATTTTTTCCGCTTCTGTTTTACAGTCAGCAAGTGAAGCTTTCACACCACCTTGACCGCCCTTTTGACCACCAAAGTCACCACCACCAGCTTTACTACCATTCAAGATCTGATCTTTAAATTGATAGCCGTTTACAAGCTGCTCTAAAGCCTCGTCAAAGTCCGCTAATTCACCAGGACGAGAACTAGAGAAAATCTGATTACCGTTATTGTCATAGGCAACGACCTTGCCACCTTCGACTTTGAAGTTACGACCGAACTGGGCTTGGATCATGTCAGCAGGTACTGAGATTTTGTCTTTGATCATTTGAGATCGTGCAAAGCCACCACCAATCAACTCGCTGTGGAGCTGGCTTTGCAGTTCATCGCGCTGCTGTACGATTGGTGCGTATTTTTCTTCGACGGCTTTAATTGCTTCGGCTTTAACCTTTTCGACTTCACCAGCATCAACAAGCTTTTTTTCATCGTAGTTTTTAACTGTGGCCAATGCCTTTTTAGCGGCAGTAGGATCGTCGATCCCATCAAAAGCAGCCAGTGCGGTTTCAGCCTTTTCTTTATCTTGACGTGTGGTTTTCAACTCACCAGTTAAACGACTGATCGTCGCCGTAGTACCCACAACATCAAATACAACTTCAGTACCATCATCTTTGATATAGACTGGCTTGCCATCCTGAATAACCGCATTGCTGTTATCATCTAATTTAAGTTTCATGTCTCTTTAACCTTTTAATTTAGACATTAAAAAAGCACCTGAAGGTGCTGTGGTTTGTTTGGTTGTATTAACTATCGCAAATAAGCGGTAGCCTTCAAGTTCCCAGAGTTTGTTTTTAGCCATCTCCAAAACTTCACTGGTGGCATACTTGATACCCATTTCTTCATTGAAGTTTTTTGGGTTCACTGCCTTGGAAATTGCAGTGCCTAAATGAAACTTTCCATCTAACCAAGCAATCGCCATCACGTGTGGTGTTGGAGTTTGGCAAGTGGTTGTATGAACATCTACTCGATTCAACAATGCATCGATTTGTTCTTGAGTTACACGTTGCTCTTGTGGCTGTAATTCTTTTCCGCCCATTTTCTTTACTCACAAAAAAAGAGCCTATTGGCTCCATGGTTAATTAATACTGCTTTAAACTTTGGTTTTTAAACGTTCACTAGTGCAAGTCTGAAACGCAATGAACCACATCTTCAACCAGTGATTTGCTGTATCACGCATTAAAATTGCATCGGCCCGACCATTATCAAATTTAGG